TGCTGGAACTGTCGGATACTCACCTGTCAAGTGGGTTATCAAGAACGCAGTAACCACCTCAGTCGCTTAACCCATAGACCGCAGTGGGGGTTGATAAGCCCGCCTTCGCTTATCCCCCCATTGCCTATCTTTGCTAAGATAATCAGAAGGCAAACTACTAGGAGGCATCATGTCAAAACTTACACTTCCATCAGGCGCAACAGTTACCCTCAAAGACCCTAACTCACTTAAAGTTAAAGATCGCAACCGCATTATGAAGGCTGGCGATGGTGGGTCTGCCGCAGAGCGCGGAATTGCTATCAGTAACGCACTTCTCGCCGCAATCATTGAAGACTGGTCATACGACCTTCTCGTTCCTTCAGTTAAAGAGGAATCCATCTAGGAACTTTCAATCCCTGACTACTCTCTGCTCGTCAAAGAAACCGAGAGCTACATTAAGGCAATCTTCCCTGAACTTGCAGACACCGACCTCAATCGCCTAAATCCAGATAGCCCTTTAGAAAACTCGAACGGCTAAAAGGATTACTGCAAGGGTTTCAAAGAAATCCAGACTTTGATTACCCCGATGAGGAATGGTTCTACTTTAGGTTTGCAGATAAGTTTGGTTGGACTCCTGACCAAGTAGATGATCTGCCAGCAGTACGGGCTGAGTGGTTGTTAGCAATAGCCGATACCATTGAGCAAGTGAAGATCGAAAAGATGGAGAACCGGTGAGCGATAACCTGCCCGAAGTCTTAGCGGCTTTGAAGGCATGGCAAAATCGCATGGATAAAGCAGGCGAGCTAGCTACGAGAGAAATCTCTATTGCTCTCTGGACAGATGTTCGCAAAATTGCTAGTGAAACTCCAAACCCACCGATTCAGAAGAACAATAGGTTACGCCACAACCCTCACATCGGCCCACGATCAGGAGAAGGCCCGAACATCGCAACGGGTAATCTCTTTCGCAATATCATCGCTCAACCAGTTAGGCATCAAGGATTTGGCACTTATGTCGCAAGCGTTGAATCCGGTGCTGAGTACGCCAGAGCAGTAGAACAAGGCTCATCTAATTGGAATGGGGTAAAATACCCATATATGACTCCTGCGCGTGACAATCTCATCGCAACGGGTAAAGCGCAGATGATCGCATCAGGATTTCTAAGAGCAGCGATGGGGGTTTAGAGTGGCAGGTGATATTCCTCCATTAAATATTGACATCCAAGTCGCTCTTGGAAACCTTACTAGCGCAGTAGATAAAGCCACATCCGAACTTGGAAAAGTAGGCGATGCTGCTAAAAATCAAGAGTCTAAATTCTCGTCATTAAAGACTGTCATGGGTGGAGTCTTTGCTGGCAACCTCATGACTGAAGGCGTACAGAAATTAACTGGACTTTTAGAAAGCTCGGTCAAAGCCGCGCAAGATGCTCAAGTTTCAACTGTTCAACTAGCAACAGCAATGAACAATGCCAAAGTAAATACTGAGGCAAATCGCACCGCAGTTGAGAAGTCAGTTACGGCTATGGAAAACCTAGCCTTTACTGGTAACGATACTCGCGCTGCAATGACTACCCTTGTCACGGCAACTGGCTCTGTAACTGAATCACAAAAATTGATGGGATTAGCCGCTGATCTCGCTCGCGCTAAACATGAATCATTAGGCGAAGCGGCAAGCACTCTTTCAAGAGCCACAACTGGATCAGCCAAAGCCTTCAAGGAATTTGGCATTACTCTCGACACGACTTTGCCTAAGAATCAGGCTATCTCTAAGGCAATGGATGAGTTAAACCAGAAGATCGGCGGACAGGCTCAGGCTTATCTCGGCACCTATGCCGGACAGATGGAATTGATTAAGACAAAAATGGAAGCCGCCAAAGAAACTATCGGTGGCGCATTACTTCCAGTCTTGACTAATTTAATGAAAATGTTTTCAGACATTCTTGGGGTTATTAAACCAATCTTGCCTGAACTTACAATCCTTATTGGCATAGTTGGCGCAGTTGTTATTGCAGTTAAGGCGTGGGAAATGGCACAAGCCGCGCTTGATGTCGTTCTAAACGCTAACCCTATTAGCCTCATTGTTCTTGCTATTGGCGCGCTAATTGCCGCAATCGTCATGGCGTGGAATCACTCTAAAACTTTCCGTGACATCGTGGTTGATGTAATGAAAGCAGTTGTCGAGGCGGTTGGATGGGTTATCGGTGCGCTTGGCGATCTAGTAACTGCCTTCATTAAGATTGAGTCAGGGCCACTCAAGTTATTCCTCGGTGCGCTCTCTCATCTCCCATTCGTAGGCGGTGGGGCTAAAGCCGCGCTCAAGATGATTAACGAAGGCACGCAAGATGTAGGCAATTTCTTTGATTCTGCTAAAAAGAAAATTGACGGGTTTGCCGGAAGTCTTGATTCGTTAAAAAATAGCAAACTTTCATTTGGCGGCACATCGGGCGACCTATCTGGTGGCGCAACTTCAGGTGGGGGTACCCTTGACATAGGCGGTCAAGTTCCTGGCGGTTCAACATCTAAAGTCGTTGCCGCAACTGCTAAAGCACTAGCCAAGCGCAACGCCGAAATCAAGAAATACAACGATGAGGCAGTCAAGCTAGAAGATCAGATGAACGCGGTTCTCACAGACCGTCAACAGAAGATGGATGCGGCAACTGCTACTCGTGACGATGCTTTAGCAAAAGCCAACGAAACTTACAACCAATCAGTCGCAGACATTAACCAAAAGTATGACGATGCTATGGCTACGGCTCAAGATAATTACAACACCGCAGTCGAGAACGCTACTGCCACCCATCAGGAAAACTTGCTTAATATTCAGCAACAGTACGCAGATAAAGCCGCGCAGATTGAGCAAGCCGCCGCCGATAAGCGACAGAGTATTATTCAGCAATCTATTGATGCAATGACTAGCGCGTTCGCCAGCGCAACCAAGATTGACATCGGCAAACTATTCACGGCTGGTGGAGGAACTGCCGGTGGTCTGGTATCTCAACTCAAAGACCAGATGGCGCAGATTACGCAACTGCAGAAGGATGCCGGACTTCTTGCTGCGCAGGGCTACAATCAATCTTTCATCAATGAGGTTATTTCACAAGGGCCAGCACAGGGAGATGCGCTTGCTCAGTCAGTCCTCAACGCAACTCCTGACACTCAAAACTCTATTAAATCTCTCTACGCTCAAATCCAAGACACATCTCAGAACGGGCTCAATACTCTTGCGGCGCAGATGAACGATGGAACCAATTTCGCTACCCAAGCCCTCGCACAGCAATACGCGCAAGTCGGCATCGATCTACAAAATCAACTTGCCGCCAACTCAATTGCCATGCAGACTGCTATGGAAAAGGAAAACGACACCTTCAACAAGGCACTTACCACAGCTCAAGACACCTTAAATAAGGCTACAAAAGTCGCCACAGATGCCCGTGACCTTGCTTTACAAAAGGCGCAAGATACCCTTCAGAACTCCATTCAGTCGGCTCAGGATGCCTTTAGCAAGTCTGTAACTGCCATCTCAGACTCGACCATGAAACAACTTGATGCACTCCAAACCAAACTTGAATCGGTAGCCGCTTCTCTTGGCTCCCTCGGTGCATCGACAGCCAGTATCTCTAGCTATGGCGCAAATATTGGAATGTCTATGGGCGGAACGAATACAACTCTCGTCAATCCTTTAGGTGGCCCAAAAGATATGTCTAATTACACAGACAACAGCGTGAACACAACTATCTACGCCTCGACAACTGCAACAGCAGCAGATATGGCAAACGCCGTGACCTCGGCGGCTAAGTTCGGACAACCAATCGCCACTAATGTTTCTGCTCCTAGCTTGTTATCTGGAACTTCTGCGAGAGGTAACTAATGGCAACCGTATCTTCACTCAACTATTACTCTTTTGCCTTTAACGGATTTGTATTCGGTGGCGCAGGCTCGCCTTATCAAATTACCTCGGTTGATGGGTTAGAAGGTCTGCCAACTTTGCGCGTTCAAGATGCAGACCGAGGCTATCAAGACGGAATGTTCTCAGGTCGAGATTTCCTTAACGGCAGAACGATCACAATAACCATGCTCATTTTGTCGGGTAACGGCAACTCAGCATTTCAAAACCTTAATCTCTTGCAAGCCAATCTCCAGCCTCAGCAAACAGGCACAACCCCACTTCAGTTTCAGATCTCCCCTGCCAATGGACTTCAATTCATCAACGCTCGCGTGAGAGCATCAAAACTCACAGTCGATCCCGAATACACCTACGGCTTCATTAAAGCCCAATACGACTTCTTTTGCCCTGACCCTCGCTATTACGACAACGGTGTTCAAACGGCGACTATGACCTACACAACCCCACTAGGTCGCACCTACCCACGCGTTTATCCTTTGACCTTCGGTGGCGGTTCTAACACCCAATTTGCCACAGTCACCAATAGCGGAACGACTAGCACCTACCCTCTTATTTCTATTTATGGCCCTGTAACAAATCCGGTTATCGGAAGCATTACGGCTAACGCTTCTCTGAACTTTAACTACACAATGGCGGCTTCAGATGTCATTTCTATTGATCTGCTCAACCGCACAATCCTTCTCAACGGAAACCCTGCTCGTAACTTATTGCTAGGATCATCCACATGGTTTAACGCGGCAGTCGGCATCAATCAGTTTTACTTTACGGGTTCAGGAACAACGGCAGGAACAACAACCGCTTCGGTACAATGGAACAACGCTTATGTATAACAGGGAGAACTGATGGCATTACGCACACCGCCAAGTTGGTTACAAAACGGCTCACATCCAGCGGAAAATGATCGCTTAACCACTCAAGCTCTCTACGCGACAACGGGCATCATCGGCTCAACTTCTCTTGCCGTATCCCAAAACGGAACGCCGAATATGTCGGTGAATATCGCCGTAGGTTGGGCTGCAATCGTAGGAACTAGCACGACAACTCAGGGAACTTATGTCTCCTACAACGATGCCGTAGTGAACGCGGCAATCGCTACCGCGCCGGCAACGAACTCTCGCATTGATCTCGTCTGCTTAACCGTCAATGATGCTTATTACTCAGGCTCGACAAATAACATCGTGGTGAATGTGGTCACGGGAACAGCCGCCGCCTCACCAGTCGCACCTGCTACGCCAGCCAACTCCATCGCATTAGCTCAGGTTCTGGTCGGAACTTCCGTCACTTCTATCCTGACCGCCAACATCACCGATGTACGCGTTCAGACCACGACAAACCTTCCAGTCGTAAGCCTTACGGGTAC